CTTGACTTTCTCAGACAAGCCACAACTTGTTACTCTAAAGGGTAACATTGTTGAAAAGTGCGACCAAATGAGCCGTAGCGACTGGGAAATGAGTACTAACCTACATGCAGCTATGAAGAAGATTCTAGATGTTGCGGTTAAGAACTCAGTACCAGCTAGCGACATGCCAGCCATGTTGCTAATCTTGTCAGACATGCAGTTCAACCAATGCGCTCGTTTCGACGATAGCGCAATGGAAATGATCGAACGCAAGTTTGCTGAAGCGGGTTACACCGTTCCACAAATTGTGTTCTGGAACCTAAACGCAAGTGATAACGTTCCAGTCAAGTCAGACAAGAGTGGTGCGGCATTGGTAAGTGGATTTAGTCCAAGCATCATGACAGCTCTGCTGTCAGCTGATTTGGATCAGTTCACTCCAGAAGGTATTATGCTTAAGACTGTAATGGTCCCACGCTACGACCTGTAAACAAGTGTTGTAGAAATACAACACTTTTTGGTAGGGCCTTAGGGCCCTATTTTTTTAACTTGACGTAACCAAAATTTGGTGTTACAATTATAGAATGATAGAAGTAAAAAGCAAAGAAGATTCAAAAGAATTTGAAACATTAGCCCTAGCAATGGATTGGGCAAAAGAATTAGGCGAGTTCGTTACTATTAAAGTTAATGGTATGGAACTTGTAGGCAAGTTTGGAGCGGACAGTATTGAGGACGGCAAGTGTCCAGATGGTGTCGAATATACTTGGAAGAAACGGAGACGATAATGCCTTGGATTCAAAATTGTGCGGCAGATGATATTCCAAAAGGATTTCATGTTGCTGTGAAAGAAAACAGTATGCTGATCCAAATTATGGATCCAGCTGGCTGGTTCCCTACTCCAAAACATCAATTTAAAGAAGTTCATCAGTTTGAATTTCTAGATGTCGAAGAGCAGGATCATGTAGACGACGAAGCTATGAAGTGTAGTCATGAGCAGGCCGCAGAGCTTGTTCGTTTGCTACAACACGCATTGGACAATCACATGGATGTTATTGTTCATTGCTTTGCAGGCATTTGCCGGTCGGGTGCGGTTTGTGAAGTTGGAGTCATGATGGGCTTTCAAGACACTGAAAGATTCCGTATGCCCAACCTGCTTGTAAAGCATCGCATGATGAAGGCTCTAGGCTGGACATACGATGCTGACGAAAAGCCAAACGTAGATGATTGGCGAACATTTAGAAACGATTATTAAGAAAGGAGGGCAATATGCCTAGCGTATTTTTAGTTAGCGACACGCACTTTGGTCATGCTGGTGTATGCCGCTTCACACGTAACGATGGTGTTACAAAGTTGAGACCGTGGACTGATCCAGACGAAATGGACGAAGCAATGGTCAAGGCTTGGAACGAAAGAGTTAAGCCCACTGACAAAGTTTACCACTTGGGTGATGTTGTTATTAACCGCAAGGCTATGAGGACATTACATCGCTTAAACGGTGATAAGGTTTTGATCCGCGGTAACCACGACATCTTTCGTGACGATGAGTACAGAACGTACTTCCGTGACTTGAGAGCATACCATGTTATGAATGGAATGATTTTAAGTCATATTCCGATCCACTCTGATAGTTTGGGGAGGTTTGGTGTTAACATTCACGGACACTTACACGCAAACCGTGTTATGAAGGCTCGTGGTGTTGATGCTAAGACCGGCGAAGTATTGTACGGTAACGAAATCGATCCACGCTACCATTGTGTTTGCGTAGAACAAACTCCAGACTTTGCGCCCATCTTGTTTGAAGACGTTATTAAACGCATTGAAGCAGAAGGCGGAAGTATAGGGTTTAAGTCTGGTAACGGACCAGTAATGTAAGGAACAAGAATGTCTTATCGTGAATATTATTTTAAACAAATGATTAGAAGCGGTAAGGCATTCTTAATCTATTCTAAAGGCTTTATTTTGAATAGGAAAGTATAATGTATATTACACGAACAGAAGTAGAAAAAATTCTAGCAGTTATGGAAGAATTTCCTGATGCTAGATGGTATAAATTAGAAGCAGACAATTCCAGTGGTATCGGTAGTGTGCTTACATTGACCATGGACATGGATGTAGGCACCCGTAAATCTCTAGTAAAAGTAGACATAGCAGGAGTGGAGGATTGGTAATGCCTAAATGCTATCAATTGATTGGAGTCCCAGGTAGCGGAAAATCTACATGGGTCTGGAATCAGAATTGGATCTCCGGCATGGAGTATGTGTCTACTGATCACCATGTAGAGGAATACGCCAAAGCTCAGGGCAAAACCTATTCTGAAGTGTTTACGGAATTCATGCCTAAAGCAGTTGAACTGATGGCCGCAGAAGTTGTAGAAGCACGTACAGCAGGTCGAGATATTATTTGGGATCAAACTAGCACTACTGTTAAAAGTCGTGCTCGTAAGTTTAATATGCTTCCAGACTATTATCATATTGCTGTAGTGTTTCGTACACCAGAGCATAAAGAACTTATGCGTCGATTGTCTAGCCGTTGGGACGACGGAAAGATCATTCCTGAGCATGTAATTGCAAGCATGATTGCCGGTTGGGAAGATCCAACCGAAGAAGAAGGCTTTAAAGAAATTTGGTACATATAACCAAACACGTTGACTGTATGTGTCTAAACAACTATAATAGACACATACAAGTTTTTATCCCCTCATTGAAAGAGTTTACACAATGACTTACTTCCTTAAACAAGGTAACATTTACAAAGTTTCTAAAAAAGAAGCCCTCGATCTTAAAGAGCGTCTTCCTGCCGGAAACTATGTCATCAAGAAGAACGAGATGACAGGTGAGATGTACCTTGAACAAATTGATAAATTTGAATTCAAAGGTAAGATTTACGGCGACACTATGTCACGTGCCAACCGTATTCTTTATGCCTTTGGAGATCGTCCTGCTACTACCGGTGTAATGCTTACTGGTGAAAAAGGTTCAGGCAAAACACTTCTTGCTAAAATGCTTTCTATTAAAGGCTACGAGCAAGATATTCCTACTATCGTCATTAACCAACCTTGGTGTGGCGAAGCGTTCAATGCTTTTATTCAAAGCATCGAACAACCTGTAATTGTTGTATTTGACGAGTTTGAAAAAGTCTACGACGAGCAAGAACAAGAAATGATGCTTACACTCCTTGACGGTGTGTATCCAACTAAGAAGTTGTTCGTGCTTACCTGTAATGACAAGTGGCGTGTGAACCAACACATGCGTAACCGTCCAGGTCGTATTTTCTACTCACTTGAATATAAAGGGCTGGAAGCAGACTTCATTCGTGAATACTGCGAAGATAACCTTGAGGCTAAAGAACACATTGAAAAGATTATTGGCATTGCTGGTACCTTTGGACAGTTTAACTTCGACATGCTGAAAGCTCTTGTTGAAGAAATGAACCGTTTTGGGGAAACTCCACAAGAAGCCATGCAGATGCTTAACGCTAAACCTGAGTATTCAGAAGAATCTCGTTACAAGGTTAAACTGCTAATCAATGGTGAAGAATTGGCTGAAACTAACTTCGAAGAAAAGGAATGGTCTGGCAATCCGCTGAACAAGCGTGTCCATATCAATTACAAGAACTTCTACGAACCAGAAAACGATGACGAAGTTATCGGAGACTTTGATTGGGAAAGCAAGGTTTTTGAACCTGCTCATCTTAAGAAAATTGACGACAACGGTAACAAGTATGTATTCGTTGCATCAGACGGTTCTACTTTGGTTCTTACCAAAGTTAAAGAACAAGGATACCGTTATTGGGATGCCTTTTAAGAACACATAGCCGTTCAACTAGTCACTGGCACTATGTGGAGAAGAGTGTTGTAGAAATACAACACTCTTTTTTTTGGCTAAAATCCTGTCAACGACTCCAAATTTTGGACTCATCGACAGTTGACAGATGTGTAGTCCGATGCTACAATATACACATACTAAACAAACAGGCACAGAAAGGCCAAACAATGATTATCAATACCGCACCGCAAAGTGAAGCTATTTTGAGCAACGTTGGTGAAATTGGCGAGTTCCGTATTCGCAACTCTGCAAAAGCATTTAACATTTTGAGCTCGGGCTTGTATGCTAACAAGATCCGTGCTATCATCCGTGAACTTTCTTGTAACGCTGTTGACAGTCATACAGCGGCTGGTAAATACGATACGCCATTTGATGTCCATTTGCCTAACCAATTGGAGCCTTGGTTTAGCATTCGTGACTACGGTACAGGACTTAATCATGAACAAGTCACCAGCATCTACACCACATACTTCGAATCTACTAAAACTGATTCTAATGATTTTATTGGCGCCCTTGGCCTTGGTTCTAAGTCTCCATTTAGTTATACGGATAATTTCACGGTAACTGCTATCAAGGATGGCATCAAAGGTATCTACACCGCCTTCATTAACGAACAAGGTGTGCCTAGTATTGCATTGATGACTAGCGAAGAAACTACAGATCCAAGTGGTGTTGAAGTTAAGTTCAGTGTTAACGATCGTTATGACTTTAGTAAGTTCCGTGACGAAGCTCGTCAAGTTTATACTTACTTCAAACTTCGTCCTGTTGTAAGCGGTGACAGTTCCTTTGCATTCCGTGACGTTGAATACGAAACCGAAAACATTATCCCAGGTGTTCACAGTTATCGAGATGGACGCCGTAGTGTTGCCATTATGGGCAATATTGCTTACCCTATTGAAGTACCTCAAGGCAGTGACTTGGGCGGTTTGAACAACCTGTTGAGCTGTGGTTTGGAAATGCACTTTGGTATTGGTGAGTTGGACTTCCAAGCATCGCGTGAAGGCTTGTCTTATATTCCACAAACAGTTGAAGCAATTAAGAACAAACTGATTGCTGTCAATGCCGCTTTGTCTGTTGTGATTGCTAAAGAAGCAGATGCTATTGGTAACTTGTGGGATCGTGCTATTCACTTGCAAAAGAAGTATAGTAACAGTCTTTGGTCCACTGCTATTAAAAAGTATGTTCAAGATACTAAACTGCCTACCTTTGACGATAGTCGTTACGGTGGTACTAAAGAATTTAAGATCCTCATTGATGAGTTGGCTAGTAAGTACAACATCTCTGTTCGTGGCTTTGATTATAGCAAACACCAAAAAGGTTATCCTAACCTGAAGCAAAGTACAGACCATGTTAAACAAGCAGATGGTACTTATGTGTATCTTTACTACTGGGGTTTCACTGTTAGCTCTAACCTGCGTTTTGTTGTCAACGACACTAATGTAGGTGCTGTTGAACGTGCTAAATTCCACTATCGTACTAACAAACCTGACGCTAGTGCTCGAGTAGTTGTATTGGACAAAGTAGATAAAACTAAGGACATGAAACTGAAGGCTTTCTTTAAGGCAATCAGTAGTCCTCCTGAGTCCTATGTTAGCAAGGCAAGCGACTTGGACAAAAAAGAACGTGCGGCAGGTATTGCTAAGAACGTTACTATTTTGAGCCTACAAGAACGTGGCAGTGGTGGCTACTATCGCGAACGTGAAATGGTTTGGCGTGATGCTGGTAAGGCAGATACTTTTGATGCCGCTGGTACTTACTACTACTTGCCATTGAGTGGCTTTGAAATTCAAAGCAAGTATGGCATGTCCGATGCTAAACAGTTCTACAATGATTTGAAGGACTGTGGTATTGATGGTTTGAAAACCACCATTTACGGTGTACGTAAAGGCGACATTGAGTTTATCCGAACTCAAAAGAATTGGATTAACATCGAAGAGCATATTGCTGGTGTTTTGACTAAGCCAATCGACAACAAACTGGTTATGAGTTTGGTGCTACAGGCTATTGACAATTTCAACAATATCTCTTACAATTATAACGTAACGAGCCAAATTACAAACGCTAACAGTCCTTATGTTGCATTTGTAAACAAGCTCAAGGGATTTGAGAAGATTCGTTATAACGAACAGAGCTTGAAGCGCCTGTGCCAACAATACGCTAAGAACGTATCGTTTAACCCAGAAGCACAAGTTCAGAAGTACGTAGACGAATGTAAGCAAGTTCAAGCCCGCTATCCGTTGCTGGCCTACTTGCGAAGCGTTCCAAGCGATGAGTTGGCAAACTATGTGAATATTATCGACACACAGAAAGGTGTTTAAAATGAGCTATCCGTTTTTGATTCAAGGTGATAATGTCGTTGTTGTTATTGACAACAAACCACACACTATTAACAAGACGCACATTACCTATCAAAAGGTAGTGGACGCAATTAAAGCAGGCGACTGGGAAGCCGTTAAGGAATCCATTGAGCCTAAGAAAGTTGTTCTTAACTACGGCAACGGCAATGTCAGCATTCAAGGCGAAACATTGTTTTGGAAGGGTAAAGAGCTTCACACTACTTTGGCAGTCAAGATGATTGATATGCTCAAGGAAGGTTTTCCAATTGAGCCTATGGTTCATTTTATGGATAACCTGTACCAAAATCCAAGCAAGCGAGCAGTTGATGAACTGTATGGCTTTTTGGAAAAGGGCAATTTGCCTATCACTCCAGACGGTCACTTCTTGGCTTACAAGAAAGTTCGTGCAAACTATTTGGACGTACACTCTGGTACAATGGATAACTCTGTTGGACAGATTGTTGAAATGGAACGTTTTGATGTTGATGACAACAAGGACAATACTTGTTCAACAGGCTTGCATTTCTGCTCAAAAGACTACTTGAATAGTTTTGGAGGCGAACGCACCGTTATCGTTAAGATTAACCCACGTGACGTTGTAAGCATTCCAAGTGATTACAATGCTACTAAGGGTCGTGCTTGCCGCTATGAAGTTGTTGGTGAGTTGGAAGTTTCTCCAGAACAAGCGTTTACACGTTCTGTTCAAAGCAACACCAATACTGCCCGCCCAATGAAGACTGGTTCTAGTGCTTTCTACAAAGGCTATAGTGCAGGATTCCAAGGCATTTATAATGCAAGCGATGACTTTTACGGCAAAGAATACACTGATTATAGCGAAGGCTATACTAAGGGCAATCGAGATCGTATGGACGGTAATCAGGAACGGTATCGCTATGTTCCTAACTTTACTACAGATGGCGGTGCTTGGCCATTTGCTAAAAAGTAATTAAACTAGCACATAATAGGCCCTACGGGGCCTATTTTTTTGGCTGAAAATGCGAGTGCGGTTTTTTCCGTTTGAATAAATACTGTGTATTGGTCTACATAGATCTAAAAGAATAACGGAGATAGCACGATGGCGCTACGCATTAGAAGAGGTACAGATGCCCAACGCACTGGGAAAACGTTTGAAATGGGCGAAATTGTATATACTACAGATTCCCAACAAGTGTGGATTGGCAACGGAATAACTGCCGGCGGTGTTCCAGTTGTAGGGTCAAACGTTGCTGGTTATGGTTTAACTTATAATAATGTTTCAAACAAATTAGAAGTTTCCGGACTGACATCGGATGATGTTACACAAGGCATTAACAACAAATACTTTAGTACAGAACTAGCTGTAGATGCTGTTGGAGCAGCATTAGTAGCTGGAAATGCAACTAACGTAGGTATTACATTTACATACGCTCAAACACAAGATGATGCAGGACGTATTAACGCTACTGTCGCCCTAGACGGTGTTGGTTTGACTGATGTAGTAAATGATACAAGTCCGCAATTAGGCGGCAACTTGGATATTAACTCGCATAATATCACAGGTACAGGTGATATTAGTATCACAGGAGATATTACTGCTTCTACTGGAACCATAACAGCTGACGCTTACGGTACTGTAAATGCTAAAAAAGTTTACATAACAGATGATGTACCAGGCGGCGATATTAATGCTGGTTTTGTTATAACTTCAAGCCAGAGCCCAGCTGACGGTGAAGATTGGTTCACATTTAATTCACACCATAACTTAGTAGAAGATTTTCATGCGTTGCTTTTTAAACGTACTAGAGGAACATCTGCTTCACCAACAGCATTACAAGCCGATGACTTTATTTTTGGTTTAACATTCTCTGGAAGAACAACAGATGGATCAACAGCTGCGGCTGCATCTATTGCTTCTTTTGTTAGTGGAACTCCTGGCGCAGGTATTTTACCTGGATCACTTGCTCTTGCTACTGCTGATGCAACAGGTGTTGTTGGACCAAAACTAATTGTTGGTCCTGATGGACAACAAACTATCTTTGCACCATCATTAACGGCTGGTGTTGGATCTGGACAAGTTGATGTTAGTACTGTTTCTACTTGGATGAAAGTAAACTTCAACGGTGTTGACTACGCTGTACCAATGTACGCAATCAACCCGTAAATAGATTCTTTAAATGACATAGGTGAAAAGGCTGGAAACAGCCTTTTCAATTCTGTAATATCTGGTTGTCGATTCTTAGCACTACCAGGTAAACCAGGTTTAGTTTTCCATGTTATAGATTCGTGCCCAAGTGCAGTTGCTATAGTATTTGCTGCATCTAATATAGATAATTCTTCATCGCTACCAACATTAACCACTCGTCTACTTGCATGTGAAATTCTAATCACAGCATCAACCGCATCACTAACATAACAAAAAGAACGAGTTTCGTCTGAACCAATTAATTCAAAATTATTGTTGCGAATTTTTTCAACAATATCTTTTACAAAATGACCAGTGCCAGAATGTTCGCTAAAGACATTAAAGAATCTAATAACTAAGAAATCAATGCTGCTATTGAACAAATAATTTTCAGCAAGTACCTTGGGCAACATGTAGCTCCAACGAGGATTATGTATATTGTTAATTGTGATGTTGGTAATTTCAGGTGTAGGAAATTGTTCTGTTCCTGCTACAACTTCACTACTACTTGCATATATTAATTTGCAATTGGAATTAGATTCTGCAAATTTAAACATAG